ATCATGGCTTCTTCCATGTTGCGTTCGATCTGCTCGGCGCGCCTCTCGACGAGCTTCCACGAACGGTTGACTTTGACCGCCGCGCGGGCGTCCTTGAGGGTCCGGTTATGCTCTTCCTCGCGCTCCCTCATCTGCTCGGTAACCGCCTTCAGCTTCATCTCTTCGCTCAGCCTGCGCCACGCCAAGAGCATGGGCAGCATGAGGTCGAGAATCAGCCCGCATACCGGCATCTTGTGGTGCACGATCTCGGGAATCGTCGAAGCCTGATCTACCATCCGCTCGCCGTTCCACGCGGAGAGGACCGAGGGCCTTCTGACGGTCTCGGTGTGCATCAGGCGTCTGAGCAGGCGGTACCTTCCATATCTCGGGTAGGGACCGGCGTCGAGCAGATGAGTTTCTGGGTCGCGGTAGTCTCTTTCCCACGCCTCGCGAGATCCGAAGACCGAACTTGGCTCCCAGATGAGGATTGCCCAGCAGGGCTCGCCGGGAATCATCGGAACCGACCTGTAGCCGGTGAATCCGTCCGGAAATCTGCCGCCGATGGTCATTCTGGGCTCATGCGACCATACAAGTTTGAATATCGGCTCGTCATAGCGGTTGACGCCGCCGATTCTCGTCAGTTCGGCCTGAAACCAGCCGGGCGACTCACGCACCGATGGCCTCCGCAAGCCTTTTCGCGGCATTTTCGTATACTTCCGGCTTCAAAATCACTCCCAGCAGGTCTCCGACCCTGATTTCGAGGTAAACCGGCATATCGTTCCGGTACTGGTCGTGGGGGTCGAGGTAAATCCGCCCCGCGTAGGCCATTTCATCGAAAAACACTTCGTCGCCGGGCTGAACCGGCATTTCGAGAACCTGCTGGCCCATGACCACGCAGTCTCCGACCGCCTTCACGATGCCGCGGTCGCTCCTGACCCGGATGTGGGCGTTGTCGAGCGGAATCGAGACCGCGCCCTGCTGAAACAACTGCTCGATGGGGGTAACTTCTACGATAACCCTGTCCAGAAACGGTTTCCTTGAAAACATGCCTCGTATGCCTCATTTATAGCGGTCTAGGTATGCGATGGCGTTATGCGCCCACTCCCGACCATGTTTTTCGAGTTGATGGAATGCTGTATTGCAACGGAAACACAGCAGGCCTCTGCTTTTGCCAGAGTCGTGAGAATGATCGATAGCCAAGCGGCGAATTTTCCCGCCTTTTGTGACCGGATGCGTCTCCTCTTTTCCGCAAAGAGCGCATTTTCCATTTTGAGCGGAATGAAGTTCATCATATCGTTCGAGTGAAATCCCGTATTTTGAGCAACGGTATCTGAGGCTTTCCCTAGCCGGGTTACCGCGCCGTAGCTGGTCCTGATAGGCGCGTTTGCCCTGACACGGTTTGCAATAAGTTGATCTGATTCCCTTCGATTTATTGGCCCAGTTAAATTCTTCAAGAGATTTGTCAGTCTGGCACATCGAGCAAACCTTGTGGGTAGGCTTGGGAGCCTTCGGATGAAGAATGAGGTATGCTTCGCGCTGCTTCTGCCGGAGTTCCCGTACATAGTCATTCCTGCATGGGTGGCACAGCCATCTGCGAACATCCTGAAATTCTCCAAGGTCTTTCTCTTCCTTGCATCTCGGGCAAATTCGGGTGGGCATTGGATCTCTCCTTTGCCCACCATCATATCGAATTTGGTTAAAGTTGACAAGCTACGAATTGCTCGGCACTGGCAATCCAGTGATCGCAAATTGACGCTTACTATCTGAACATATTAAATTGAACGCCCGTTCATACGCAAACATCGTCGAGTCCCAGAAGGTGTTTCCAGATCCGTCGTTGACCGGCGGGGCGATGACCGGGGTGCCGGGCATCCAGTCGTGCAGGCGGGTGGGGAACATCTCCCCGAAGTACCAGACCGAGGGCACGAAGAGGTCGATTCTGCTGGAGTCGGCGGTCGAGGAGTAGACGATTTCGCGTCCGCCCCAGGTTGCCTGCATGTTGCGTTTGGCTACGTCCGGAACTTCCTTGCCGCCTTCGTCGAGGCGGGTGAAGCCGGGGTTGTAGAACTGGTCGGCGAGGGCCACGCCCTGCACCGGGTTGGCGTACCAGAAGGACTCTTCGCCCTCCTCGTAGTCGTCGCCCAAGGCCCTCATGCGGATCGATTCGACGCGTTGTGCTGTCGAGTTCGATATCGTGCCCGAGCCGCCGAAGTTGATGACCGGGGTAACGAAGCGCGAGGGGTAGTTAGCGACATTCACTCCGGCGCGGGTGCCGGTATTCGAGTTGTTGATCCAGTAGTTCTTGCCGTAGACCGAGTTGCCGGCCGCGCCCGAGGAGCCCTGCACGACCAGGAAATCGCCTGCAGCGGTCGCTCCGCCGGTTGCCGGCAGGGCGGTAGAGAACCACAGGGTATTGGTGACCGGGTCGACATAGGAAATCGTCGCCGTGCCGCGGGTAGTGCCGCCGATCGACGGGAAGACCTGCACGACCTGCTGATCGACGAAGCGGGCGGCCACGTTTACTCCCTGGATGTAGGAGGTCTGCGCGCCCGATCCTGAAGCCGACGAAACCGTCGCCGTCGCCGGAATCTGGTCGATGGTTCACGAAGCATCGTTGTTGAGCAATGCTTCAACGCCGTTTTCGTAGCTGAGAAGAGACTTGTCCATCTCCTCTTTAGATACCTTGACGAGGCCGCGTTCCTTGTCGGAGGTGGCCTGCTGGGAGAGGTTGGAGATTTCGCACACGTTCACTAAACGAACCGGCTGGGAGGCGAACGATACCCATTGCGAGCCGGTTCCACGTCCCCACGCCGGGACGGCGTTCGCGGTGTCGGAGCCGAACTGCTGGATGGCCGCCCCGCCCTGCACGCGCACCGGCACCCAGAAGGGCGCGCGGGTGGTGCCGCCGCGGTTGGTCATGTTGGAGCACTGAACTTTCTTGCCGCCTTTTTCGAGGCGGGTCTGGAGTTTGTCGTAGTGCTGCTGAAGGTCGGCGATCTCGGAAACCCATGTTTCGAGTTCGACCGCTTCGACGGCTGCTTCCACCATCGGTGCCATGATGAATCCTCACAAATGAGCTGGGCCACATTGAGTGCCCGCATGATGCCTCACTGCTCGAGGATTCGTGGGTGGCGTTTTTTCAGCCTTGATTTATAGACCGGCCGTCCCGGTCACGAATCTCGCCGTCTCTCCGGCTGTCGCTCCACTCAGCAGGGGCCGCTCTTCCCGAAAGGCCGGCCTGAAAACCCAACCTTGCATCTGCTTTTCAGGCAATCTGAAAGAAAAGATAGCACAAGTTTTTAACCGCGCAAGATGGCGATTCTCCCGTCCTTGAGCGGAAACTTGTTCTGATGGCGGAAATCGGCGAACTTGGGGTGCCGGAAGTTGATCATGCTCTCCTGCGGACGCGAGCCGACCACGAACTCCTTCGGCCCGACCGGGGCGCCGTTCCCGTTCTTCTGGGCAACGGCCGCCGGTTTGGGCTTCGCGCCCAGCATTCCCTTGTAGCGCTCGTCGATTAATGACTGCATGACCGCCTTGGCGTGCTTGTGGAGCCCCGCCTTGGCGAAGTTCCTTACCGCCGCCGGGTCCGGATTCCTCGAGGTGAAATAGCGGTCCATCTGCGCCTTGAAGTTCTTGTCCTCGTTGCCCTTGACCAGCAGCCTTTCGAGGAAGTCCTTCTCCAATACCCCGACCGATCCCTGGTCGAGCCTGAGCCGCGAGAAATACGGCTTCAGTTCGCCACGGAACATCTCCTTGGCGTCGGTGAGCAGGCTGGGCTGGATCTTGGTATTCCAGTTCAGGTTGCGTTCGCGGGTATCGAGCTGCGAGGTGCGGTCAGCCTCTTTTCCGCGCCCGCCGTCCGCCTGCCGGGGAACTTCACCCGCCCTTTTGGCCTGCGCGTTCAGCCAGTTGGAGTTCGCGCCGATCATCCGGGCGATGTTCTCGAACTTTTCCTGCCACCACTGCTCGCGCCTCTCGGCGGGCAGCCACGAAGGCGGCTGCTGCTCGAGAATATCGACGACCGCGTTGTGGTTTCTGAGCAGTTCGGAGTGCTTCAACTGCTCTACGAGGTGGGGAAGAATCGCCCTCGCGTAGCCTTCCGGGTCCGAACTCTGAATGCGGTTGAGGAGGCTGGGAGCGAGTTTCGACAGTCCGGAATTGAACTCGTCGCCGAACAGTTCCCAGACCTTTTCGTTGCCGTCGGCGATCATGCGGTCGACCTCGGCGGTCTCCTCGACCGCGGCGGCCATCGCCTGAACGGCTTCCGCGCCCTTCAGTTCCCCGTGCTGAATCGAGTCCAGAAGGGCATACTTTTCCCTGACCCCATCGATGCCGCGAGGGTCAAGCTGGTGAAGAGCGTAACGGCTTCCGTGGTCTTCTTTGGCCTGGCGGTAGTACTTCGCTTCCTCCGGCGATACGTCGCGCTTCGCCTTGAGCCAGTCGGAATAAGCCTTGGCCTCTTTGCGCGGGTCCGCCTGCTCGGTTTCCTGATGCTCACTCTGAACCTCCGGTTCTCCGCCTATTTCCGGAGATTCCAGTTCCATTACCCCTGCCTCTATGTCCATGCCTCTAGCCTTTCTCCTGCTCGTAATACGCATTCAGCGCGAAATCCTGCGCCTTTTCCTCGTCCTCGAACTCGAAGGCGACGATGTACGTTCTTTCTCCGGAAACGACTTTCCGGACCACGAAATCGCCATAGAATTCCATGATCCTGCATTGGTCTATCGGTAATTCCATGCCTCCTCCGTACTCGGGCGCGAGAGCGTTCAGTGCCGTCTGCTTTGCTTAGGAACCGCTTGTGCGCCGGGCATCGTTTCCCGGGTGTGCCCCGCCGCGCCTGCGGGGTCGTTCCTGAACGCCCTGAATTGATCCAGACCCATAATCGGGTAGACATTGCATAATCCCTTGTGACCTGACTCCCGGTGGCACTGCGCCGTAATTTCCGTGCCGGGAACTACGTATTTCGCTTCGCATCTCATGACAATGGCTTTCCTACCATCGAGATCTTGGTCTTGGTGGGCACCCCGGTAGTCGGGTCCACACCCTGCTGCTCTTTGGTGATTTCGTGCTCCTGCTCGGTCGGCGTTACCTCCTGCTCGGTGACTTCCAGACCTAATGCCTGGAACGCCTTGGCCTGCGCCCCGGGAGGCAGTTTGGTGGGGTCGATGGTTACCGTCGCCTTCATCTCGACCTCGGGGGGCAGTTTCAGTTTTTCCGCCATCTGGGAGTGTTCCTGCCAGTGCAGATGAAGGTTCTCAAAGACTTTCTTCTGGTTGTCGTCGCCGTACTTCAGCTTCCGCCCGAAGGCGGAGGTCATCAGCCCGAGGGTGATGGCGGCGTGCACGGCATGGTTTTCGCTGGTATCTTGCGCCACCGGCACAGTGGAGACCTCCGGTGGGGTCCACTGAAGTTGTTGGGTCAACTGCATCAACTGGCCCTGTGCATTTGGATCCGCCTGGGCTTGTTGTGTCAGTTGCTCGATCTGCTGCTGCATTTGTAAGATCTGGGGATTCGGCACCGGACCGGTCCTGAGCAGGATCTCGAACTCGCCCTGCTGCTGCTCGACCGCATCCTTGATGACCGAGGCCATGCCGTTCAGGCTCGGGAACTGCATGATCCGCTGGATGTTTCGGGGGTCGTTGACGATCTGCTGATAAATAGCCACGTTGGCCGACTGCTCGATGAGCTGGGCCATCTGCTCTTCCTGCTCGGACAAGGTCTGGGGTATCTCGGTGGACTCGGCCTGAACCAATACCGACCCCTGCAGCTTTCCGAGTTCGACCGTCAGATGTCTTTCCCCGGGCAGGGTCGCGTCGATGTCGGAAGCCCGGTTTTCAGCCGCTGACTCGATTGCCTGCAGGGTAATCGCGCACATGGCCTCGGAGAGCGCCGACCAGGGCAGGTTGAATACCCCTCTCGACTCGTCGCGGCGCAGCTTGGCGGTCTGGTAGACGCCCTGGTCCTGCTTCGAGTCTGCGACGCCGAAGATCTCTGCCGAGGCTCCGTCCATCGCCTCAGGTCCGCCGTCGATCAGCCACTGAATGAAGGTCACCATCGCCCCGTTGGGGGTGGGGACCGTCTCTATGGCGGTCAGGTCGGCGATCCTGGTTCCCGCCGGGAGGGACTTCATCGAGACCGGCGTAACCTTCCCGGGGTCGTTTGACTGCCTGTTGATGGTCTCGGTGTCGATGGGCCCTTCGGCGGCGTAGCGTCTCGGCACCGCCGCGCGGAAATACCTGTCGAGCAACGAGATGTTGGCGTTCAGGATCTTCTGCAGCGGAAGATAATATGTCCCGATGGCCTCGCGGTTCTGGCCGTCGCCCGGTGTCGAGTGAACGATCTTGATGTGCTTCGAGGCGCGGCAGTTTCTTACCAGCGCCAATTGTCCACCGGCGTGCCACACCTCTAACCCGTCGGGAAACTCCTCGTAGAAGATGTCCCTGATCTCGTCCTTGTCAATGTCCTCGTACATGAAGGGCTCGATGAAGGTCACCGTGTGGGTGCCGTCTGCCTTGTAGGCCTCGCCCGAGGAACTCGACGCCTGCACGGCGAGCCTTACATTGATTCTCGCCATGCGGTCGTACTGCT